CGCCGCCATGACGTTCATCATCTGCGCCATTTTGCGGCTCGCCTCCATAGGATCGGCAAGCGATACCCCGTACTGGTTCATCGCCGTTGTGAGCACCTCGGCGGCAGCTTTCGCGTCTCCGCCCATCGTCTTGCTCAATACGGCGATATTGTCCCCCATAGCTTTGAGGGCGTCCGGAGTTTTGGCAAGTTCCGGGGAGAGCTGCGAGAGCAGCAGTTTGTACGATTCGACGCTCTGCGCTGCCGAACCGCCGAACGTCTTTGCCGCATCACGCGCGTAGCGCTCGATCGTTTTGAGGCTTTCGCCCGTCTCGCCCGAAATTGCCGACAGGTCGGCGAGCGAAGCGTTGAGCGCGGCACCCGGGGCGAGCGTTTCGTCCACCGTGCGCGAGAACCCCTCGACAAACTGCGATAGCTGGTTGAACGCGACAACCTTGCCAGCAAACGAGTCCCATATCCCGGTAGCCTGCTTTACGGTATTGTTCAATGCGGTAACATCCCCCGTAATCTGCTGCGCAGCGGTGGAGGCGTTTCCGGTGATGTTGAACGAATAGTTAAAAGCGTAGTCACTCATTCTCTGGAGTCTCGAATAATTTTGCTAAAATCTTGGCAAGGTTGGTCAGTCGCCTCCCCTCGATCCATACAGCCTCGGAGAAACGCTGCGCCCACTCCTCCTCGGAGAGTTGGCGCGGGTCTATGTGGAAATTCGCCCGGATCAAGGCGCACCCTTTGGCGATGTACTGCTCCCCGTCGTTATCGCTCAGTTGGTACGCCTCTACACGTTTTTTAAGGTACCCACAACACGGTCGAACATCGCCCCGAGCTGTTTAATAGCCGCCATGCGTACCAGCGTGTCGGTTTTCATTACCGGATCACCGCCGAGCCAGCAGTTCTCGAACATGACCGAGGTACTTTTCACCTCGTCCTTTTTGGTCAGTTGGTTTACCGCCGACATGGTTTCCATGCTCGGGCGGCGGAAATAACCGACAAACAGGTCGCCGTCATCCTCGACCTCGATCATGTGTACCTTGCGGTGTTCGCCTTTCCACACCTTGACCTGCTCGTCCGACACACCGCCGTTGCAGATGTTGAGCGTCTTTACAGTCTCTCCGGTGTCCTTGTCCTTGTAGGTTCTCACCCCGTCCTTGTCCGTGAACACGAGCGTGCGGACTACTTCGCCTTTGGCGTCCTTGATCTCCTCGGTGTTGTTGTTCTTGTTCATAAATTACTCGATAAAAAGGGGCAGGCAGTCACGCCCGCCCCGGTTAAACTTGCTGTTACTTGTTGTGCCACTTGATATGCGAGGGCACCAGCTCGAGATCGACGAGCTGCCGCGTGTCCCCCTCTTTCCAGTTGCGGGCGTTCTTCTTGAAACGGCAGTTCATAATCTTGTCGGTTACGATCTGCCCGTCCTCGGGGATGTACGCCACAACGATAGGGAACGGTGCGAGGTCTTGCAACCGCCCGGTCGGGCTTTTCGCCTGCCAGCCGATCACCTCGCCCATTGCGACGGTGATCTTGGCGCTCGGGGTTACTCTGCCTTTGGAGTACGAGACCGGGAAACGCCCCGCCCCGTAGTGGTTCTCGACAACTTGGTCGTCGCCGTACTCGATCGCCGTAATTCCGACGACAGGCACGCCCCCGACGGTCGCCGTGATGTCGCCCCACGAGTATTCGATACCGTTGATAAGAGGGATTAAATCCGTTGCTTCTGCCATTCAGCCGATTGGTTTATGCTTTTTTTGCAAAGCCGATTTTACATCTGATCCTGCGCAATACCCCGACGCCTACCTGCTTGATGACGAACTCCAGCTCGGAGGTCGATAACACGTCTTGATCGGGGTCGATTTCTACCAACATGCCGCTCAACTCGCCCGCTTTCTGCATGTCCTCGAGCGGCTTGTTCGCAAGCTCGGTGAGGTATTCCACCTCGTAGGAGGCGAGTTGCCCGGTCTCCGCGTTCACGTAGAGCTCGCCGCCGAGTTTCGGGAGCAGGGCTTTACGGATGCCGCGAACCGCCTTGTCCATAGTACGGACGTTCTCGATATAGGCGTAATCGCTCACCGCATCGTCCATTGTGTGCGAATCGTTGAAATACGAATCGGCAAAGCCGTCGTAAGTCACGAAAAACAGGTAACGCGAGACGTCGAGGTTCTCAACGATCGCCGTGTCGAGGTCGCGCAGCAGCGTTCCGTCGCCGAACGCAGGCAGGTCGATACCCGTCGGGAATTTCTCGACCGAGGCGATCGACTGGTGTCCCGCCGCTTTGGAGGTGATGCCCAGCCACACGCCGAGCCCGGAAACCGAGGCTTTCCCCGTGTTGCCCTTGTCGGCGTACAACTGCGCCCCGACACCCTTGCCTGCCTGTCCGATGATGACCGAGACATTGCATTTCCCGGCTCCCGCAAGGCTCGACGGTAGCGACGTGACGGAGGCGACTTTCGGAGCGTAACCGATTGAGAGCGGACGGTCGTATTCCTGCAAATAGGTGGCGATGCCCTGCAACGCCGTGAGGTCGCCCGCATCGAGCTCCTTGTGCCCGCACCACACCGCAACCTGCCGCAGAGAGCCGCCCGCGTAGTTTTGCAGGCTCTTGACCTCCGAAAAGGTGTAGGTGCCGCCCGTAGGCTTGGCGAAAAGACCGACATACAGGCTGATGCCCGGGTTGAGACGGTAAATTTCGCTCAAATGGTAGTGCAGCATCCGGATTTCCCACGCCGCGCCCTCGTCGCTGGTGATGCCGAGTTTCTCGGCGGTCTCGATCGAGGAGCACGCCTGTATGCGGTTCTCCTCCGAGAACCCCTCCGGCAGAGCCGTCACGTAGGCGAGGAACCCGCTGACGTGATCCTGTCCCGCCGCCGTCTTGGGGATGTTGCCGTTGGTGCGTTCAAATTTGATACTCTGCATTCGGCTATCTCTTTACGGGCGTTACCGCCTTGTTGTTGAGCGTGCGGGCATGGTTGTCCGCGTCGTTTTTCTCGTAGAACCCGCGACCGTCTGCCGTCATGTACACGACCGACATATCGGGGTTGCTTTTGAGCAGGGCTTTGCCGACCTTCTGCACGGCGTCCGAAACTTTCGGCTCCGATTTTTTGGTCGGGGTTTTCGCTGCGGGTTCTGCATTGTCGGCAGCACCGCCCGGGGTCGGCTGCTTGCCTCCCGCCTGCGGCTGATCCGTCATGCCCTCCCCGGTGTTGTCCTGCGGGGGTTCCTGTCCGGTCGGAACAGGTGCCCCGGTCTTGTTTTGCGGGTTCTCCGCCTTATCTTCTTTTTTTGCCATAGTCAAATGGTGTTTGAATGGTTTATAAATGCCGTTTAAGTTTCCACACCAGCCACACGACCCCCGCAGCGACGGCAATCCCCCCGAGGGTGCAGAGCAGACGTTGCAGGGGATTCAACCCCCGCCGTTCGTGGGTTTCGGTGTCCGTGTCGGTATGCGTACTCTCCCCGCTGGTTGTCTGTAATTCCGTTTTGGCAGCTTCGCGGCTGCTTGATTCGCCGGATAGTTCCCTGTGTTCGTCGATCGTCTGCCCGGTGGTCTGCGTCTGCCGCCCCGCATCCGTCTTGCGCCGCGTTTGGGTGGTTTCCCGTTTGAGCGGCGGCGTCCCCGTGACGGGATCGGTCGGTTTGTCCGTGTCGTACTCCCGCACGGTGGTCGTTACCTCCTCGTTGCTCGTCAGCTCGGTTGTCGTTTCGGTATCGGTCTGTTCGTGCCGATCGCCGACCGCTTCCAAACTTTCGGTGTTGCTCGTTTCTGTTTCCTCCCCGTAATCGGCAGCATGTTCGAGGTTACTTGTCGTCGTGCTCCGGATCGTCGCATTCTTTGTGCTTGCGCAACTCGTGAGAAACAGGGCAGTCAGCAGCGTGAGGGCAAAGAGAAATTTTGCCGACGGCTTTTTCCAGTCTTGAAACATTCGTATTCAGTCGTTTTACCTGCACCTCCAAAGGGTGCACGATGTTCTGCATGATAATCTCGTTTCCGACACGCACGTTCTCCAGTTCCTTGCGGTTGGCATCCGCACGGGCAGCGGCAACCTCGGCGCGCAGCCTTGCGATTTCGGTATTGTATTTCTGCCGCGTGAGTTTCGAGGCAAGCCACGAGGTGACAGGTGCCGCAGTAATGCCGATAATCGCTAACAACAACTCCGTACTCATTGCACAATACCGATAGATTTCAACCACGCGGGAACGTCGAACGAGGGGCACGCCTTATGCACGCCCGGCAGGTCGCGGTGCCCGACGATCTTCACCCGGGGATGCCGGGCGTGGAACGCCAGCACGTACCGCTTCAAGGCTTCGAGCTGCTGCGGGGTGCGCGTGTCCGCCGGGGTGAGTGCCTTGTTGTTCTCACAACCGCCAGCATACACGATATGCCGCGACACGCCGTTATATCCGGCGGCTCCGTTCGTGATCTCCCAATCATCAACCCACGCATCCTCGTTGTTAGCGACAAGCCGCTCGACACTACCGTCCAAATGAAAAAGGTCGGTATATCCCACTTGCCGCCACCCTCTGCCTCGCGGTTGGGGAGCCGTGTGCCACGCCCGGATTTCGTCGGCTGTTACCTCGCGTCCTCGGGGTGTGGCGGTGCAATGGATAACCAAGTATTTAAGCTCCTTTTTCATTTGTCGGGTAGTTTTGGGATTACTTGTTGTCGCCCGCGCTGGCGGTCACCTTGGCACTCACGATCGCGCCCATAGCCTCGTTTTTGAGGGGCAGGCAGATCGAGTAAGTGCGGAAACTGATAAGGTTTTCCTGCGTGGTCGGGTTGTTCTTCGCCTCCGATGCGTAGGTCTTGACGCTGCCGTTGGCTTTCATCATGCGCGTAGGCGAGAAAGCGATCGACGCCTGCATGTCCGTATCCGCCGGAACAGAACCGTATGCGACCTTTTTCAGCGTGGTAGCGTTGTAGTACGGGCAGTCGTCATACTCGTAGATTTCAAAGCCCAGCACCTTGTTGATCTTTCCGCTCTCGGCGTTATAATACTGGTTGTAGAACTTCTGGTCGTTTTCGAGCAGGTCGGCGACATGGTCGCTGCACAACACGAGGCAACGCCCCGCCTTGGGCACCTTGTTCTTGTCGAACAGCTTTTTGAGGCGCACGATGTCCTTGCGCGTCATAATCTTGCGACCCTCGGACGCCTCGCCGCTCGTGAGGATCACGGGAGTTGCCGTGCTGTTTTCGTTCGGGGCGATCGCGTGAATGGCTCGGGAGTATTTCTTCTCCGAAATAGCCTCCTTGTGGCGTTCGATAACCGTCGCCTTTTTGTCGTAAGAGAGCGAATACAGCTCGTCGTCGGTGATGCGCGTCGGCTTGGTCTGATACTTGTCGAGCGTCACAGCCTTGTCGCCGTCCTCCAGTTCCTCGATCTCCAGCGGGTACGAGGTATTGTTCACCAGTACGGTAGGATCGCCGCCGATATTCACGAAATGGATCACGTCTTTTTCGACATACTGGTCGAACGAGCGGATTTTGCTGTACCAGCCCAGCCCCTCGGGATCGGTGCGGAACGCTTTAATCATAAAGCCCGTCCACGCCTCGGTGTAAAGTCCGGCGCAGGCAGCCCCCGAGGGCATGAAACCGCCGCACAGCCCGGACAGGAAAGAGACGCCGTTCACCGCCAGCACACCGTACACGGGCTGAACCCCGAGCGCGGAGGCTCCGACAGCTCCGGCGGCGCAATTCACGGAAATCGCGCAGATAAAGCCCATAAGGGCAAAAAGAAACTTTTTCATTCTGTTAGAAAGGTTTTGAGTGTTACTTGTCGATCTTGGGGACATAGCCGAACTCGGCTTTGAAAAGTTGCATGAACTTCTCCGGGTTCTCTTTTTCGAGCTTACGGAGCTGCTCGTCGGACATTTCCGAGTATGCCAGCTCGACGCTCGCGCTCGAAGCCGCTCCGCCCGCCGGGTTGATAAGCTGTGTCGGCTTCTGTACCGGGGTCAGCATGGCGATAGTCGATTGCAGGACGTCGAAACCTGCCTTTTTACCCAGCGTGATAAGGTGGTCGCGCTTGTCGGCGGTCGTCTTTCTTGCCTCGATAGCAGCATCGACCGCCGCCTCGATGCGGGAGAGTTCGAGCGTCTCGATACGGGCGACGTCGCCCTGCAACTTGGTGATCGCGTTTACCGCGTCGTACTCGGTAGCCGTTGCGGGCAACCCGAGGGTCAGTAGGATTTTGTTCATCGAAAAAAGGGTTTGATTGTTACCGTTGTTCTCTTCCGGGGCAGGCTCCGCCGCCGGGGAGTGTGCGTTTTTGAGGAGCGGGACGATCTCGCTGTCCGCGCCCGATGCCAGCCGCAGGATTTTACCGCTCGGCTCGTATAATTGCAGGGCGTCGTCGTTGGAACCGATGTCCGCAATGGAGACCTCGACGAGCTTCGAGCGCACGACCGTTGCACGGGATTGTCCCGGCAACAGGTACTCGGTCGCCGTGCTCAACTCGACGGGCTCCAGCCCCGCCGAACACATGCGGATAAAATCCTCCTCCCACTTGCGGGCGATCTCCGCCGCAAACGGGTCTTTCATGTCGAACACGGGGGTACCCCGCAACTCGTCGCCCTCGACGCGGATATTCTCGACGCGCCCGATCGGAGTGCTCTTGCCGTCGAAACCGCGCGTGTGCATGTAGAGGAGTACCGGGTTGCGCTTGTACTGCGTGAGGTCGATTCCCGGGGTAAGGACACGGGTGCCGTAGCTGTTAAGTCCGCTCGTGTTGATGATAAAGTCTTTTGCCATTCGTCAAAAAATAGGGGACGGCATTTTTCTTTTAAGGGCTCCACCGTCCCCGTCGGTCATACTTCTAAAAAGGGTTTTTGTAGCGGGAGGCGGACTCGAACCGCCGACCTCGAGGGAATGAACCTCGCGAGCTGCCAACTGCTCTATCCCGCGATATTGTTGCGGAGGCAGGAATCGAACCTGCGACCTTGAGGGAATGAACCTCACGAGCTGCCAACTGCTCTACTCCGCGATGTTGAACGATGCAAATTTGCGGGGTTTGCAACGCCCTAACAAAAAGAGTGTAAATAGTTTGCAACCTTTTTTATTTTCACGGGGCAGTCACCGAATTTTGCATCGTGGAAAACTCCCGTTCGGGAGCACGAACCAATTAAACCGCATCTTATGAATGGCAAATAAGGTCTCCGAGGAGAAAAAGGAATTTGCCCGCGTGCTCTACATGTCGGGCGAACAGCAGAACATCATCGCCGAGAAAGTCGGCGTTTCAAAACAGACCATAAACAGGTGGGTGGCAGAGGAAGCGTGGGACAAACGCAGAGCTGCCCAAAGCGTCACACGCCCCGAAATCGTAAACAACCTGCTGCGGGCAATAAGCAACGAGGTTGAAAAGCTCAACGAAGAACGGGATGCCGAGAAAGTAGCCGGAGCCTGTGATAAACTTTCCAAACTGGCGGCGACAATAGAGAAGCTCGACAAAAAGGCGAGCGTCGTCGATGCGATCGAGGTGTTCATCGGTTTCGGCAAGTGGCTACAACACAGGGCGACCAATGACGAGGAACTCACCCCCGAACTGATAAAGGCGATCAATCGGTTTCAAGACCTGTATGTCTCGGAACTTTTAAGCACGAAAGGGCAATAATGTCAGTCGCAGGAGTAAATGACGCCACCAAACGGTGGAAAGAGTGGTGCGACAACGTACAGGCGCAGACCACCGTAAACCGGGCTGAAAGCGAGGCGGACAAGCAGGCACGCATCAAACGGGCACGGGCGGATTATGCCTTTTTCGTGAATTACTATTTCCCGCACTACACCGACGACCCGGCAACAGGAAAACATACCGAGAGCGCGCCGTTCCACATCGAAGCGGCGAATAAAATACGCAAGAACCGCAACCTCAAAGCTGCGTTCAAATGGGCGCGAGGACACGCCAAGAGTACCCACATGGATATAATGATCCCCATGTGGTTGAAGTGCCAAAAGGTGCGGGATATAAACGTAATGGTGCTCGTCGGCAAGTCGCAGGAGAACGCAAATACCCTGCTGGCGGACTTGCAGGCGGAGTTGCAGTATAACCAACGCTATATAAACGATTTCGGCGTTCAGTACAATTCCGGAAGCTGGGAAGAGGGCGAATTTGTTACCGCCGACGGGTGCGCATTTTTCGCCCGGGGACGCGGGCAGTCGCCCCGAGGCTTGGGGTACCGGAACCACCGCCCTGACTACATCGTGATCGACGACCTCGACGACGACGAATTATGCGGCAACGAAACCCGGGTAAACAAACTTACCGACTGGGTAAAAGAGGCGTTGTTCGGTGCCCTCGACGGCGGGCGCGGGCGGTTTATCATGGTCGGCAACCTTATAAGCAAGTGCAGCGTGCTCGCCAATATCTGCGCAACCGACGGCGTGCTGGTCTCGCAGGTGAACGCGATCGACAAGCAGGGGCGCGTGGCGTGGGCGTCGAAATGGTCGATCGACGAGCTCCGCGACATGGAGCGTTTCATGGGGTACCGCTCTTTCCAAAAGGAAATGATGAACAACCCGATTACCGAGGGCGCGGTGTTCAAACACACGTGGATCAAGTGGAAGAAGCTGCCGAAGCTCTGCAAGTACGATTACCTCGTGGCGTATTGCGACCCCTCGTTCAAAGGCACCAGCAAAAACGACTACAAGGCAATCAAGCTGTGGGGAAAGATCGGGACGGAACTGCACCAAATCGAGGCGTTCGTGCGGCAATGCTCGGTCGCCGAAATGGTGCGCTGGTGGTACGACCTGCACGAGCGGATGATCGTCGCCGGGGTGATATGCTATTACTACATCGAGGCGAATTTCCTGCAAGACATCATCCTCGACGAATTTACCCGAGAGGGGAATTTACGCGGGTACCAGCTACCCATACGGGCGGACAAACGCAAGAAGCCGGACAAGTTCCAGCGCATCGAGGGAATCTCCCCGCTGTGGGAGCGCGGGTTCGTGTTCTACAACGCCGACAGGCAGAACGACCCCGACACGCTCGCGGGACTGGAACAGACCCTCGCGTTTGAAAAAGGAACCAGCAGCCACGACGACGCGCCCGACGCCGACGAGGGGGCGATCTACATCCTGCAACAGCAAACAAGAATAAAAACTTTCGCCCCCAAGTTCGGGCGGCGACCAACCTCTAAAAACTCATGGTAAAGATTTTCAGAAAGTGCGTAAAGGCATACAAGAGCTATGTGCTTTACATCCGATGCAAGCGGGCAATCAAACGAGCCGACCGAAACGCCGTAGTGACGGGCAAAAAGTGGCTCGTGCTCATGTACGGCGGCAAACCCCTCGTCGTGAGCAAACAGCACCTCAAAGCCAAGATTAAGGAGGGCGCGTTCTGCAAGGGTTTCACGCCCGAAAAGGCGGAATCGCTCGCAATCTACAAAACCCGGTAACAATGTTTCTCACCGAGGACGATTACAGGGTGGTATGCGACGAAGACGAACTCGACATACTCACCCGCAGCGAACCCGAGACCCGGCAGAAAGCCGAGCGGGTCGCTATGGAGGAGGTCGCAAGCTACCTCCGTCCGCGCTATGATACTGAAAAAGCGTTTGCCGCCGAGGGAGACCAGCGCAACGCGATGCTCGTGCAGGTGACGGTAAATATCGCCCTGTACTATCTCGTGCACTGGCTCCCGCAGAACTTGGCTCTCGACGGACGGCAGGAGCTTTACGACAACGCGATCGCATGGCTTACCCGCGTGAGCAAAGGCGGTTCAATGCCGAATCTACCGACGTACACCGGAGAGGACGGGGAAACCGATACCTCGAACCCGATACGTTACGGCGGCATGTCCGCCAGCAAATACGATTATTAAACAGCGGTTAAACGCCGCTTAAATTGTGATTTTATGCTGAATGCGTTTTTTTGATAATTTCCTTTCAATGATGCCCGGAACCTCGGCTCGGCACAGGCGCGACGTGCTCAATCTCGCCGCGCAGTTCGCCACGCAGGTAAAGAAGAAAAGGGACGTCCTTATCGAACTGAACCAGCAGACCGAGAGCCTCACCAAAAAGGACATCGCCACGTGGCGGCAGGCATGGCAGGCGGCGATCAATTACGAGCAGCCGAACCGCTGCGCCCTGCTCGACGTGTACAACGACGCGCTGGTCGATCTGCACCTCTCCGGCTGTATCGCCCAGCGCAAGGGAAAGACCCTGCAAAAACCGTTCGTCCTCACCGGGAAGAACGGCAAGGAGGACGACAAAGCCCGCCTTATGTTCGAGCGCGAGTGGTTCAACGATTTCCTCGACCTCGCACTCGATAGTCCTTATTTCGGGCATTCGTTGATCCAGTTCGGAGACATCACCAACGAGAACGGCGTAATGTCCTTTACGGGCGTCGAACTGGTGCCCCGCAAGCACGTCGTACCCGAATACGGCGTTATTACCCGGGAGGCGGGCGACGACTGGAAAAACGGCATATCGTACCGCGAGGGCGACATCGCCGTGTGGTGCATCGAGGTCGGGAAAGCTCGAGACCTCGGCGTGCTGCTTAAATGCGCCCCGCAGTCGCTCTCCAAGAAAAACATGCTCGCCTACTGGGACACGTTCGGCGAGGTGTTCGGCATGCCGATCCGTATCGGCAAAACCATGTCACAGGACACGAAAGACATCGCGCGGATCGAAACCATGCTCGCCGAAATGGGTGCCGCATCGTGGGGGTTGTTCCCGGAGGGCACCGAGATCGAAATCAAGGAGACCAGCCGGGGCGACGCATACAACGTGTACGACAAACGGATCGACCGATGCAACTCCGAAATTTCCAAAGGCATACTCGGGCAGACTATGACGATCGACAACGGCAGCTCTTTGTCGCAGTCGGAAACGCACCTCGAGGTGTTCGAGAACATCTGCCGTGCGGACGCCACGATGATAAAGTACCTCGTGAACGACCGACTTATCCCGCTGATGATCCGGCACGGGTTCCCGCTCGCGGGGGTGACGTTCGACTGGAACGAGGCGACGAGCTACACCCCGGCAGAGCAGCGCGAGATCGAACGCCTGCTCCTGCAGGAGTACGACATCGACCCGAATTATTTTGCCGACAAGTACAAAATCCCGATCACCGGGGTTAAGAAAACCAGCGCAAACAGTTTTTTCGAGTAGGGGCTGACGCCAGCAAAGGCAAGGACGCCAGCCCCCGGGAGGTGCCGACAAAGAATTTCCGGGCGTTTTACCGGGGTCTTGACGATGCGGTCGAGGGTTTATACCGCGACGAGCTTTTAACGCTTGCAGACGACGAAAAAACGCCCGATTTCGGGTTTGACAGCCGCGTATTTGAACGTGCCGCAGAATGGGTGCGCGAAAGGGGCGGTTTTACCCCCTCCATGTTGCAGGAACAGCCAGCCCGCGACGTGATCGACGAGACGTTTCGCATCCTTGGAGGTGCCGTGTCGTCGTCAATAGGCGAGGAAATGCCCGCAGAACTTACCGGGCTGCTGGAAAACAACGCCTTTATTTTCTCCGGACTGAAAACATACCACTCGTTGAACGAGGTCGGCTTGTCACTGATCGGGGACGACGGAGGGATAAAACCGTTCGAGAAATTCCACGAGGACGTCGCAAAAATCGACGCCAAGTATAACCGCAACTATCTGTATGCGGAATACAATCACGCGGTAACGTCGTCCCAAATGGCGGCGAAATGGCACGATTTCCAGCAGGACGGCGATCGGTACAATTTGCAGTACCGGACGGCGAACGACGAGCGGGTGCGGGAGGAACACCAGCGGCTGCACAACATCACCCTGCCCGTGAGCGATCCGTTTTGGGAGCAGTTCATGCCGCCCAACGGCTGGAACTGCCGTTGCGTCGTCGTACAGGTACGCAAAGGCAGGTACCCCGAGAGCGACAGCCAGCAGGCGGTCGGGATCGGCGAGGGAATCACCGAGGAACCCAAAAAGCGGATTTTCCGGTTCAATCCCGGAAAGGAGTTAAAAGTGTTCCCGGACAAACACCCGTATAACAAGGCTCCCGAAGCAGCAAAAAAGATCGTCGCAAAACTCGCCGAGGAGATAAAGACCCCCGAACAGGCGGTGCGATTCATACAGGAACAAGAGGATCGCCGGGCATGGTTCGAGCGCGGATTTAAGACTTTGGAAGTAACGAGACGAAAAGGCGTAAACGGTTCTACCGATATGAACGGAAATATCGACATGACCCGCGAGCGGCTCGATCGGGTATTGTCGGGGCTTACCAAGCTGCGGCAGGGCGGCGAGGTTTCGTTCGAGGAAGCGGACGCACTGGCGACCTTTTGGCACGAGATCACACACAACCGCAACAAACCCGGCAACGAATACCTTACTACGTTGGCGAGGCGGTATATGGAGCTGGCGAATGAATTTGTAGCGAGAAAGACGCTGCCTGAATTTTACGAATCGTTCGGAGGAAAGATGCAGCATCCCGAGTTTATGGACGACCGACAATCGACCGGATATAATACGTGGGTACGCAATTATTGTTCGCTGATCCGAAAGACCGGAGCAGACCCCGACAAGGTGCTGGATGCGGTGCGTGAGCACTTGTTCAACGAGCACTATTCACAACAAGCTGCCGGATTGGTAAAGGCGATCAAGGACAGCGGGGCGACCAAAGCGGACGGAACGCCGTTAAAGGTAACGGAAATAAAGACGCTGGTAAAGGGGTGTTTGCTATACGGGGAGAGAATGTTCGACGAATACGTGAATATATCACTCGCAGAACATTGATTTTAATTCACCGTCAAACTCTTTTTGAATGGCTTTCGACAACTTTTTATCGGTAGTGAGGTCGGCAAACTCTAAAAACGTACTTGCCCGGTTCTCCTCCGTGATATGGGACAAAAAGAACTCTTTATCGCCGATGATCTCGCCGATAATAGCCTCGTCGTCCGTAAAGTCGAGGAATGTCCGTTCCCGGAGTTTAAGATTGTCGTAATCCAACATAGTACGCATTTTTGCAAAAGTAGCATATTTTCAATTACCAACCAAAGAAAAATGCCAAAACCTGACGAACTGATCCCTAATATACTCTCCGACATGAAAGTCGAACTTACCGAAATGTTCGACCGGAATTTCGAGCGCAAAGGTTTTTTCGGCTCCAAATGGAAGCCCCGGAAGAACAAAAAGGCGAAAGGGTCGCTCCTGCATGTAACGGGAAAAATGCGCCGTTCGATCCGGGCGTCCGTTCGTGGGAAAGGGGTGCATTATTCCTCCCCGCTGCCGTACACCGCACTCCACAACGAGGGCGGAAAGTTCGCACAGAACGTCCGTACCCATACCCGGACAAACAGGCGCACGGGCAAGACCTATACCGTGCGGTCGCACACCCGGCAGATAACGATGCCGAAACGCCAGTTTATCGGCGACCACAAGGAGGTGCGGCAGGCGATCAAACAGATCGTCCACGAGAATATAACCGAGTTTTTCGATAACCTCGCAAAAGAGTTGAGAAAATGAGAAAGGCAATCTACAAAGCCGTTGCCGACAGGCTGAAAAATCAAAAGGTCGGTGTCAAGTTCGTAAGCCTGTGGAACCGGAACACCGAGCAACTTTCCAAACAAAAGGCGTTCCGGCTTCCTGCCGTGTTCGTCGAGTTCGAGCCGATCGAGTGGTCGCAGCTCTCACGGGGCGCACGATCGGCAGACATTCGGGTACGGCTCCATGTCGTAACCGAAACGCTGGCGTCTCCCGAGGAGGGCGGGAAATACCAAGACCGGGCACTCGAACACCTCGACCTTATCGAGCGGATCGACGCGGAGGTGCAAGGTCTCTCCGGTGAGGGGTTCAACTGCTTTATGCTGGTCGAATCCGTGACGGATCACGATCACGAGCGCGTACAGCATGACGAGGAGTGCTTCGTGACACACGCGACCGACACCTCGGCGGTCAAGCCCCAAGCGGTCGCCGTCGGCGTCACACTGGTAAGAGGATAAAACAAGCCCCGGCAACCTTTCTCGGTTCCGGGGCTTGCGTCCTTATTTGTCGGGGATTTCGTCGTAGCGTTCTTGCAGTTCTTCGTCCAGTCGTTTGTCTGTTTCACGAAGCCGGGAAAACAAATCGGCAAAGTCGCTGAAACCGCCCACCGGATCGCCTCGCATGGCATTACGGATATACTGCTCGTAGGCGTCGGTAATTATTTCGCGCTGCTTTTTATTCATCCCGTGTTTGTTTTTGGATATTTTCGAGATACTCGACACCGCAGCGGGTGACTATGGCACCGAAATACGGGTGCGGGTCAATCGCTTTATAAACACCCATAGGATGCCCGATTTCGATCAATTCCGGGGCGATAACCTCGATTTCGCGGAGTAGTTTTGCGGTATGGCAACTGAATACGTCCGCGCCTCCGACAACCTCCTGCAAGGCGGCGATCTGCTCATTGTTCAGTTTGGTTCTTTCGTTCATAAATCAAATAAAGTAAGTTGTTTGTTTTCGGGTTCTTTCGGTAACGGCTCGTTTATGTAGTTCAAGAAAGTGCGGTAACAAATACCGTATTTCGGCTCGATGAATTTTCGCCATACAGCCCGGTAGCACTTGGACTGATTGCCAGCCTCGTAGTGCTCCCTCGTTATCGCGCAAACCTCCCGGATGCGTTTTAACGTGCTTTTATAACGAACTCCCTTTGCCATGTGCCGAAAACTTACTATTTTTGCAAAAGCGTCCCCACGCTTCGCTCGTTAGTCGGTTCCCGGTTGGCGGGCTTCTTTTTTATACCCCGGACTTGCCGGGGTAAGGTTCGATCGTGATCTCGATGTTCAGCGTCTTTTTTACCCGTCCGCTGCCTCGGCAAACGGGACATTCATACGGCTGCGGATCATCCTCTCTCCCGTATGGGTGAAACTCCGGTACCGTGTAAGCTATCCCGGTGCCCTTGCAGTTGCGGCACACCTCGATACTCTCTTTTTCATAATTGCGCACTTTCTCTGACATTCAGCCTTATTCCTCTTTTTTAGGTTCAACAAAAAACGTTTCGTCCTGCTCGACCTTGATGCCGACTTTCTGCATCAACTCGGGCATGTCCTCGTTCTCACGATCGGCGAGGAGCTTGTCTTTGGCGACCTCCTCGCTGGTGCGGACATACGCCGGGTTGAACTCTTTGAGCAGCTCCAGCACCGCCGCCCACGTAAAGCCCTTGCGGGTTTTGAGCTTCGGTGTCCCGGTGCGGAACCCGAGGACGCCGTGCGCCGTCTCCATGCTTTTCTTTTTGGAGAAAAGCTCGTCCCGGTTCTCGGTGGCGAACGTCTGCATCACCTCGAGGGCGTCGTCCTTTTGCTGCTGGAACTTGGCGATCTCCTCGGCATTGCGCTCTCTAATCTTGGTAATCTCCGCGTCCATTGCCGCGTTGATACCCTGCAATTTGGCGTCGGCAAAGGCGAATGCGCCGAAAGCCTCCTCCATTTGGTCGCGCGTAACTCCCGAAACCACGACCTTTTTAACTCTTGTTTTTGCCATTGTTATAAAAATGAAAGTTGGTTATTTCTTCTTGTTGGCGCCGTCGAATATCCGGTGAAACATAGCCTCGATCGAGGCGCATTTCACGATTTCGAGGACTTGGGGGTTCTTGGAACACACCGAAGCGATAGCCTCCGACACCCGACCACCTCGACCGCCGAGAAACCCGACGCACGTCGATGTTTTATCGTTCCCGTCATCCGAAACCGCAAAGAATGCAACACCGCATTTGTCGGAAATTCCCTCCCCCGCAGAGTTGAACATAGATTTGAGTTCCTCGGCGATCTGCCCGGCACGGGTAGCGAAATCGACAGGTTCCCCGGGCTGGTCGGTTTTGGATTCCGACGTTGGGTGGACGAGGTTCGCGGGTTCGTACTCGACGGCATACGTTAAACCTGTGTATTCATCAACTACGTCTACTGCCATACGTTTACATTCTTTAGGTGTTAAATCAAAAAGATTCTTGCGAACAAATACACGTTCATAAGGAGCCGTAATGATTTTATACACAATATCACCAAGATTGGTATTCATGTTGGTTTTGAGGCACACTGCCTGCATTTCAAGCGGAATATATCCGCAACCGATGATTGATTTCTGATTGCTCATAATTTTTTGTTTTTAAGTGGTTTAATTTGTCTTTTTTCGCCTACGTTGCAAGCAGGTTAATCTCTTTGTTTTTCGGGTTCTGTTGCCTTGTAGCGGCTTGTACCTTTGTTTTGGCATAACAGCCGAATACCTCCGTAAAGCGGAATTACAGGATCGCATTGCCTCGGTAAACCGCAACAGGGCTCCGGCGAGCTGCTCACATGCGGCTCTCATAGGTCGCATATTCCGGCTGGTGAACGATCTGCAAGCCGCACTCCTCGGCGATATTCGCCTCGATGCGCGATCCCCGGCTGTCGCCCCAGTCTTTGAGCAGATAGATCGCATCGCATTCGAGCAACAGGGCAACGTCTGCGACGAGGTGCTCGTTCCAGCTCGCCTCCGAGCCGAGCCCGTTGTTGGTCGGGTTCACGGGTTCGTGCCCGAACGCCCGGATTTGCTGCTCCGCCTGCTTGAACTTGGCGGTTACTTGGTCGGTCGGCAAGCCCGAAATTTTGCCGCTGATGTACCATTTCATCGTCTCGCCCTCCATTTGCAGTAAATCCACAACTTGCACAGCCCGACGATTACCACAACAAGCAGCACGAGGGCAAGAGGCATCCACATAGGAGCGAGAACCCACCACCACGACCACGCGATGCACTTTGTCAGTTTCAGCACGATAAAGGCGATTGTGAGCAAGCCCAAAAAGCCGATACCTGCACCCGAAGAATTGTTGTTTGAACTCATAATTTTTTGTTTTTGAAAGGTGAATAAATCCGTTAATTCAATATCGCCGGGGAGGTTTTCCCCGCCGTGTAGCTTTGAGCCAAGAGCTCCATTGCGATACGCTCCGCCGCATCCATGTCCTTTTGTTTGTTGCGGAATGTATTGTACAGGTTCCGCAGACGCTCGGCGGGTATTTTGTTGAAAGACTGGTACCCGGTGGAACGGCAGGCAATTCCTTTGATTATTTCGGCGTTGCTTTCCTTGTCGATTTTACGCAGGTAGCCGCCGATCGCAGCCATAGCACGCTTACGCAGTTTATCCATTTGGTCGCCTTTGTCGCCCTCCAACTGCTTGGAAAGCGAGGCACAAACGTCGATAAGGGCGTGCGTGTCTATGTCGGCACTACTCTCGACGCCGAAGCTCTCGACGATCGCCCGTTTTTCCGCCTCCGTCAGTCCCAAACGCGAGCAAAGGGTGTGGAACTTGCGGAGTACCCCGTTGTGAATTTTATCCATTGTGTGCATAATTGTGTATCATTAAAGTTTATCAATCCAATACTCATTTGCGCCCTGTTCCCATATCACGAAATCGGCACCTCCCTCACCTTTTTCGCCTTTGAATCGGGTCGTTACGAATCCTTTGTACCCCTCGACCCGGATTTTCACCTCCGAGAGCTTTCGCACGTGCTGCGCGATAGCCGGATAGGGCTTGTTGTTTTCTTCGTGTGCTATGAAAATGAATAACTTGTCGGGAAACTCGTTTATCAATTCCATGAACACCGTCCGCGTGAACCCGACCAACGCCGTAATCGAATCAATCACGATCACGTTAGGGCTTTTGCGCTTCCGCAGGCGTTCCCGCAACTCCTTGATCGGTTCTTTCGCCAGCACGATAACCCGGGAGCCGACCTCCTGCATTGCGGCGTTTTTCCATGCGTTCTGAAACGACAGCGATAAACCTTGCTCCAACGTGTCGTAAGCCGCCCGATCCACGAACCCGCACAGGTATTTGAGCAGCTCCAAAGCAAGGTGCGTTTTACCGCCGCCGCTCTCCCCGTAGATAATCCATGCGCCCCGGAGTTCGGGTTTGCCGAACGACGCGAGCCATTTGCCCGTGAAATCGGCAACCTTGAACTTGGCATTCACCACGTTTTTATTGCTTATCGCTTTTGCCATGTCTAAATCCTTTCTCCCAATCTGATAATGAAAACATCGTGATCGGGCGCACCCCATTCGGGTTTGCCTCTGCCGATTGCAATGTTGTCGATTCTAAACAGCATTGCGGTATGGGTGTAGCCTCTGCGGAAGCGGGCATGGGTAAGTTCCTTTGGAATCATGTTACCACGATGGAATGCTTTTATTAAATCAATACCACATCTTCTGCATTTGGCAATAGTCCAATCGTCTATGGGCTTTCTGCCGATCAAATTGCCTTTAGAATCAAATACCGGATTGTCACATAACCGTTTTATCCAATATGGTTTAATCTCGCGGTACTCCTCGGGCTTTTCGCCGGAGGCTTCCATGTCGTACCACTTGGCTTTGACTACAAGGTCGATCGCTTTCATTTGAACACCGTTTATTTGGAGGTTGAACGCTGTTTGACCGCGTGGACTTTGCGTTTTACCCGGCGCAAATCGCTCTCGCAGTCGTCGATAATCTCGTTTATTGTTTCCGGATCGGTCACACCGTTTGCGATGCACACGGCGGCAACGTCCTCGCTGTTTACGACCTGTATCGGGATGAACTTGCGCCCGACACGGCTGTAAATCTCCTTGTAGCCTTTCCGGTTAGTTCGCACACCTTTTTTGATGCGTTTCTCGAGGTAGTCCGTCGCACACAGGATGATCCCGACACGATCCTCGAGTTTGTTGTACAGGCTGATGAAAAAGTAGAGCACTTGATCGCTCAACTTGTCGGCTTCATCGAGTACCACGAGCGGCGTTTCTTTCTTTTTGAGGGCGAGAATAATGTCCGACATCATTTCCGGAACGGTGCAGCCCGTCGAATCAATCCCCATACATTGCAGGAGTTCCGCCATAAAGTGCTTGCGGTTCCAATACTCGGAGCACGAGAGGTTATACACATTCCGGTTGCTGGCAGCATAGCTCTTGATCGCCTCGCTCTTACCGCATCCGGCATCACCCGTGACTGCGAACACGAGGGAATTGTCCTGCGCGTCCTGCAAAAGTCCGTACATGCGTTTGTAGCCGCGTGTCTCCACGACAACCCACGCACGCGGATCGTAACCAATTTGCGAGGCGATCGTGCGCCACATTTCCTCACTGATTAAATCCCAGTTGTTATTGAGCACTTGGGAAATTGTCGCCGGGCTGACGCCGCGCATGGAGTTCGCGGCTTTGTTCTGTCCGCCTTTGATCTCGCAGAACTCCGCGAGTTTGGTTCTGATTTGCTCTTTCTCGATCGTTTTCATATTATCTCTATTTCTGATTATTAGTACAAGTTGAAAGTTTCCTCGTCCTCGATTTGAGGAACCGGGCGGCGCACCGTTGCAATTTCGATCGCCTCTATGTCCTCGATCTCGTGGGCTTGCAGGCGGCGCGTCTGCTTGTGGTTCTTATTTTGCCCCCGGCTATCACACAACAGCAGACGGGTTGCAACGTCGAGCTGCGGGTTGTCATTGAATAATTGCTCGACTTTGTTGCTGGCGAGGGCGAGACGTTCGGTTATGTCGTTCTCGAGCTGCTTGTTGAACTCCCGTACTCGGGTGAGCTGCTCCGCATCCCCCTCGCGGCGGTCGGCGAGAGCCATAGGCTGCACGTGTTTCCGTTCGAGCATGAAGCGCAGGGAACCGTCCTCGTTCACCGCGAGCACATGGTCGAGGTTGTCCGGGTCGTATTTCACCGCCCAGCGGACATGCGCGTACTCCCGGAACTTGGGGTCGAAACAATCGTAATCCCGTTTTATGCCGCCGATCGTCGGGCGCAAGCCCACGCCCTCGAGTGCGTTGCG